CTCAAGACCTATATGCGGCGTCTCCACACCGCTAGGCCCGATATTTATTCCAAGACGAAATCCAACAGTCGCCATGTCTGGATGATCTCCAGTGTGCCAAGTTAACCGCTGCTTCCACGAATCCAGTGCCCCAAGTGCCTAAAGTGCCCCAGTTTAGATTTATATATGGAAATGAAAATAAATATATATAGGGCATATTGGAAATTGGGGCACTTTGGGCACTTAGGGCACTGACTGGAAAGTGTGCCATCTGGAGGCCGAGCGGCTGGAAACGCGCCGGGCTGGAAACCAAACGCCATGACGCTGGACGAGTTGATTAAGAACAAACAGCCGACGCCCGTGTTGCCTCGGTACACGCCATTTGTGTTTGATGAGGTTTGTGGATACGGCACAAAATACGAGTACCAGTATTCGGTGCATCTGGATGAGCGGACGATGCGGGAGTTGCCCTCGTTTTGGGGGTATTTGTACCCGCAAATGTGGCGGGAAGAAATTAGCCAGTAATCGGTTCGATTACCGACCGATACACGATTAGGCATAATTGCGGCATTTATGCACCAAAGAAAAAAGCCCCGCCCCCACTGGAGGGACGAGGCTGGATGTGTGAGAAAAAGGGCTATCCGTCTTTGTTACAGTGGGTGTTGAGGAATCTCACAAGTCCGGCCTTGCCGTTGCCGATTTCGTGTTTGAAAGGGCCGACCCACCCGTCAAAGTCTTTCTGGTTCCCGTTGGCCCGGTATTTGGCCCGCACTTTGGCTTTGATGCTGGCAACATCGGCCTTTGATTTGGCCCAATGTCGGGTGAAGTAGGTTTCAGCCTCCATGTCTTTTTGGATGAGTTCGTAAATAATCATTTCACCACCTCCCATTTTGGCGAAATTAGCCCGGCCTCCACTTGGGCCAATGCCGCGAAGGTTGCCTTGGAAAGATCGAATTCCCGCCCTTTAATAAACGGCCCACGGTCTGTGACTGTTGCGATAATTGTGTTGGGGCCATGCTGGAATCTTACTTTTGTGCCGAAAGGTAAGGAGCGGTGCGCGACCGTCAAAGCGTCTGGATTAAATGGGTTTCCATTTGCCATGAGCCGCCCCCGGTATTTCTCCCCATACCAAGACACCTTGGATTTTCGCTTCTGAGCCTCTTTTGGTATGTGTTGGGTGTATGTGTACCCCTGCGATAATAAAAAGGCCGTGAGCGCGATTGTGGGGCCAAAGAGAAGGTGTTTCATTTTGCCACCACCTTCCGTAACCGCTGGCCGCTCCGCGTCGTGTGTACTTCAGTCTTCACAAGCCCTTTTCTTTGCAGCGCGTCGATTGAGCGGTTGTCTCGGTTGCCGCGCGAAAAATGATGTCCCTTGGCGGCGATGCGCCCCAAAATATACTCCTGCAATTTCCCTTGGTTTTGGTCAATTACGGGTAGCCGGTCAAGTCCTTGGTTCATGCCGCCACCTCCCCGTCGCGCCCCTCGGCGTGGGCGATTGCTGCCCGCACCTTTTTTTCCTCGTAGGTGAAAAGCCCACAATCGTTTTTCCATTCTTCGTGGTAGTCTAGCACGGCCCGTAATGCTTCAAGCAATTCGGGCGCACTTGCGATCAAATGCGCGTTGGCAATGGCTTCATCGTGGTTTGGCCCGGCGGCAATTACCCGTCCGTCCGTGTCCAAGCCAGCAATCCGACCAAGCCGAATATCCGCGACAACTTCGCTCCCGTCGCCGCCGCCAACCATTAGGCAATCTTCCCCGTCGATTGTGGAAACCAACCACGGGCCTTTTGTGTGTTTTAGTTTTTTCATTTTCTCACATTTTTAAGGGGTATCTGAACCCCCATTGACGGCCTCCGCTTGGGAAGCCGCCAAAGGGGAATCAATTTGCCGGTGCGAGTGCCGCTGGATTTATTGGGTTTGCTTCGCCCTCATTTTCGCCAAGCAATATGTCTTCGGCGTTTTCGTTGTACCAAGCCGCCGTTTGGTCGCTGATGTATTGATAAATTGCCGCCGCTTTCCAGCCACACGGCCAGCCCTCGTCTTTTTTAGCGTCCGCCCCAAAACAATTCTCGAAGGCTTCCTCGCATAAATGCCCGTGCAGATAGAATATCGTGTTTATTTCGTGGGTATATATTGGCGTATTGCTATCAACTATTTCGTGAAACCCGCCCGAATAATCTAGGTCATTAAACAGGCAGGGCGTGTCTTGGGGTTCATAGTCTTTTATGTATTCAAGGAGTAATTCCTTGGTTTCCTCAATGCAAAGGTCAACGCGATCCTGTAACGTGTCGTCAATTTCTATTGTTCTTTTCATGCTATCAATACTCCGCGTTAGTGTAAGGGGTTAAAAGGGCCGTGCGTCCCTCATTTGTGCGGGCCATGAAGGCTTTTAGTTTTTGGGAATAGCGCGTGATTATTTCCCAGTCGTGGCTACCGGTTTTGAATAATTCGGCCAAGTGGCAAGTAGGGTTTTGCGCGTAGCCTATGCCTGTTTCCTCATTTTGTGGAATAGTTTCCCCGGCCAAGTCGGTAGCATACCAGCCAAGCGTCCAGTCGAGGAAATAGCCGTCAGCTAAACTGTCAACGGGGCCAAATAGCTCGACGTTGCCATAATTGCCACGAGGGTCGCCGCCCAAATGCCGCTGGATCGCTACATAAACATCGCCGCTGTGATACCATTCGCCACACGATGTATCGTCCGACGGGGAAAACACACAAAACAGAAAATCACCGTCAAAATCGTTTTCGTTATTGTAAGTGTTCATCAGTTCCGAAACGGTGTATTCGCGCCCCGTCAATATCTCAATTTCCGCCTTTATTCGCGGCTCGTTATTGGATAGCCATTCGTTGCCGGTGTTGATTTTGTCCAGCAGTTGATCAATGGCTTCATTCTCCACTGGATGGCCAAGCGTAGATTTTAGCCATGCTTCGCGGTCAATGGTGCAGTACTCGTAGTTTTTCTCGTCAATGTTTATCATTTTCTCACACTTGTTTTTATGTTTTTTTGTTGTTTGCCGCTGGCATTACCGGGCCGATACCCGGCTTGGGTGGTTTTTCACATTTACCACCCTTGGCCAGCGGCTACACCTTACCCCCTCAAATGAAGGGGCAAGCCGTAGCCGCCCGCGCTACTGAAACACCCTCCCCCCGTCCGCCGCTGGGGCCATGAAATAGGCTAGAAAAAAAGCGGCGAGACTACCCCACACGATAAAGGCCAGAATGCCTTGACCGATTAAATAAAGTAATTTCATGCTGCCACCTCCCCACTAGCCTTGGCGAATGCTGCACACATGGCGTCAAAATCGTTCGCTTGCCGGTGGTAACAAATCCACTCCGCCCCGTGTAAATTTCCGACGTATCGGCCAACGGCTTGGCAGTCAATAAAGTAGGGATCGCCTTGCTGGATTCCGACGTTGTAAATGCTGGGAACTTCCCGCATTGGTTCGCCCTCCCAGTCTGCCACATATTGGACAAGCTCTGGAGTTTGCACGGCTGGGAGCAGAGCAGACGCCGCCAGTTGTAGGATTTTGACATGGGCTTTTTGAGCTTCGGAAAGAGTCCGATACGGGCCGAAAGACGCCATCGGACACTCGACTTTATATAGAAGAATATCTTTTCTCATTTTCACATTTTTTGGCCGGTGTATCCGGCACGGCTCCAAAGTGTCACATATAAACCGATGAGACAAGCTTTATTTTTCAACTATTTTTCACAAAGTACATTTTACCCCCGGTTTTATTGGCTAAAATAACAGAAAAAAAAATTTGACTAGGACGAATAGCCGGGAAGACTTGGCGTCAGTTTTTAATGGTTTTAGATAGTTTTAATCGGTTTTCACATGGCGGGAAATAAGAACTCAGGCAACCGAAACCCACCGGCAAACAAAACCCCAATTGATAAGGAAAAAGAAATTTTATCACACTTGAAAAAAGGGAAGGGCATCCGCGAAACCGCTGCCTTGGCCGAAGTGGGGCGGAACACCGTTGAGCGCATCCGATACGAAAACGCTGAAGACTTGCCCAAGTGGAAGAAAAAGACTCAGGAAAATATGATGCGGGTTCACTCCAAATTGCTGGACAAGCTGGAAGACTCAATCGACGAATTAGAACCCAATTCAAAAAACTTGGCCCAAGTTTCCATTAGCATCGGGATTATTTCCGACAAACTGAAAGACAGTCTCCAAAACGGCCAGCAAACTATCGAGCATCGGCACGTTCACATTAACCACGGCGATTTGAATTCTCTCCTAACGGATAAAAACACCGTTAAGAATGCGTCAAACACTAAAGAAAAAGACAATCAACCCAAAACACGGCACACAACGGACACGGCGTCAGATATTATTGACATCACGCCGCAAAAAGAATCACAGCACGAATCACAGACGGGGGGAGGGGGTTCGCGCTAATCGCCTCGCCTTGCTACATAATGGGTTTTAGCGTCATAAAAATTTTTACAAAAAGGCGATGAAAGAGACAGAACTCGCAGCATTCCTCGGAGTACCACGGCAGCAGATAGTCGCAGTCCGCAAGGCAAACCCCGAACACACATTCAAAGTAGGCCGGGCAATCCACTGGACATCAGACGGCAAAGCCTTCCTATACAAAGAACTCGGACTGGATAAGCCGCTGGAACCCGAAACCACAAAAGAAACAACCGCAACCACCCAACGCTGTTATTTCCCAAACCGCCATTTGGTGGAGGCCAAACTCAAAGACGGGAAAATAATCCTAGTCCGCGTAAAAGACTCACATATGTACGTCCCAAAAATGGAAATACCCATAAAACCGGACGGCAACGGCTGGACAGTTACGCGGCATCCGAAGCGGCGGGGCCGAATATGAACGAGCAACGACAGGAAGAAGCCTTCAAAGACGCGCTGACTGACTTGGTTCAGCGATTCTATGATGAATTTGATCTGTCGTATCCGCAAATGGTGGGCATTCTGGAGATGACCAAGCAGGAGATTTTGGCCGACGCTGGAGAGTACGTCACGTTGGATCAGCTAGACGTTGAGGTTGAGGACGAGGACGAAGACCCACCAAACATACCGGAATAATGGCTTTCACTCCCACACCACATCCAGTGCTTGTCGTGCCATCGCAGGACAAAATTCGCTCGTTTGTGGAGCGCGGGGAAGAAGGCACGGCGGAACTGGCCCGCATACTGGAGCAACGGGAAGAACTAATCCGACTGGAGAAGGAAGACCCATACCGCTATGGATATGAACCCCCGCACTGGAACGATGCCGACGAACTCTGGAAAGGTTGCGGCGAACTTCTAATCCAAGGAGGCAATCGCGCTGGAAAGTCAGAGTTTGCCGCCAAGCGCATCGTGCAAATGATGACGGCGAAGAAAGGCGCGAAAGTATGGGTACTCGGCATGACGGCGCAATCCAGTATCCGCGACCAACAACAACTCATTTACAAATACATCCCGACCGAGTGGAAGAACATTAAGAAGGGCAAAGTTCAGAATGTGAGTTTTAGCCAGAAAAATGGCTTCACCGAAAACACCTTCATTCTCCCAAATGGCTCGCAATGTTGGTTTATGAATTATAGCCAAGAAATGCGAGTGATCGAGGGTGGCGAGGTGGACATGATCTGGTGTGATGAGCTTGTTCCATTGACTTGGATTGAGACGCTGCGATTTCGGCTGGTTACGCGGGCTTCAAGCCACGAACTATCTGGTCGTTTGCTACTCACCTTCACGCCTGTTGATGGATACACGCCGACCGTGAAGGAATATTTGTCTGGATTTAGAGTGTTGGAAACGCGCCCAAGTCCGCTTCTCCCCGACACCGTGAATGTGCCGGGATGTCCCGCTGGAACCATGCCGTACACGGCGCAGTGTAGGAAACCCAACTCCCGCGCCATGTGGTTCTACACGGACATGAACCCGTACAACCCTTATGAGGAAATGAAAAAGACTCTCAAGGGCGAGAACAGCATACAGATTAAGCTGCGGGCGTATGGATTTGCGGAGAATTTGTCGGGGAATCAGTTTCCAAAGTTTTGCGACTCACACATTCTGGAAGCCGACAAAATCCCCGAACACGGAACCAACT